ATGGGCGCCAACATTACAAGTTTACTAAGATTTTTTATAAAAAGCGCCAAGATTTCCTTAAAGCACAAGAACGCGATAGACGAAAGAACTCATATGCTTTAGCTCATAACATTCCACTTTATCGAATACCATATTTTGAAGTTGAACGCATAAAAAATGTTCAAGAAATATTTCAAAATAAATTTTTGGTTAAAGATAAATGGCATTGTGATAATGTTGCAAGATTATTACCAAAAGAATAGATGAACCAATGCCTCCTGCTACTTAAAAATAGCAAAATTAAAAAATAGGAGGCAACCATCTTGGACATTGTTAGAGATATTGCAGCCGTAGTTGGTTGCATTTCAGCTATTTTTGCTCTTATTGCTTTGTTTTCAGAAAAAATTCGTAATGGAGTAAAAAAAGTATTTACCCATCAAACGAGAGAAATTGTAAAAATAAACACTTTACAAAATGATGAAATTGAAACAATAAAAAGAATTTTAGAAAAGATTGAAGTTCAATTAAATGTTTTAACTGAAAGCTCAAAAGATATGATGCGACAACGTATTATGTCAATCTATCATAGGTATAAAAATGATAGAAAAATGCCTTTATATGAACGAGAAACCTTAAATGAGCTTTATAAAGACTATAAGAAAGAAAAAGGAAATAGTTATATAGATAAATATTATTTCCGAATGGAAAAATGGGAAACAATTTATACGACAGACGATGATTTAGAATAAATAGATAAAGAGAGAAAGAAATTTGACTTTCTCTCTTTTTTATGTTATACTGTTTTTAAAGAAAAAGAAAGGTAGTTTTATAGTGGAAACGAAAATTGTTAAAACAATAAGAAATAATAAAGAATGTGTTGGATACGCCGATGTTTTTAATGAAATTGATTTAAAAACAATAACAGATATTTATTTTAAATGGAAAAAATTAAACAAAGAAGTACAATCATTGGGTAGTCGAAGAATTAATTTGCCAGAAATAATTAGTGAAGGATTGGCTTGCCTTGTACTAAACTTAGTAAGAACAAACGCTACGAATTTTTCTAATATTGGCTCAACAAGTTTTGATTGTCTTGATGTTAATACTGGAACAACTTATCAATTAAAAGCAGTATCTACCTTACAAGAGAATGAATATGGTGGACCGAGCAGTTTTGGTCCACGAAGCGAGGCAGACAAAATTATTTTACTTCATTTTATTTGTGAAAAAGATAGGGTGGATTTTTATTTGTGTGATGAAAATATTGATGAAATAAAAGTAAATAAAGATGAAACGTTTAAGCAGCAATGTGAAAAGGGAAAAAGACCACGCTTTAAATTGCTTCAAAGATTGAAAGAGAATAAAACAGAACCAATGCTAACTTGGTTCTTGGAGGAAAAATGATTAAAGTTTTAGAGCTATTTGCAGGAATAGGAGCAGTAAGAAAAGCATTGATTAATGCTAATATTGAGCATGAAATAATTGGAATTAGTGAAATAGATAAATATGCCATTCAAAGTTATAATGCACTTTATGGAGAAACTAAAAATTATGGTAATATTGTTGAAATAGACCCGAACACTCTTCCTGATTTTGATTTACTTGTGTTTGGTTTTCCTTGTCAAGATATTTCATTGGCTGGTGCGCAAAATGGTTTAGATGAAAGTAGTGGTACACGCAGTTCTTTACTTTGGAACGCTGTAAATATTATTCGTCATAAAAAACCCAAATTTTTACTAATGGAAAATGTAAAAAATCTTGTGGGGAAAAAACACAAGCAGAATTTTGAGAAATATCTTTTAATATTAAAAGAATTAGGTTATAATTCTACATATAAAATACTTAATGCTAATCATTTTGATGTACCACAAAATAGAGAAAGAATTATTTGTGTTTCAACTTTAAATAAAACACCAATTTCATTAAGCGAAGGAAAAATGACAACAAAAACCATTAATGACATTGTCGATAAAGAAATAGATGAAAAATACTTCATGAATAAACCATTTGAATTAAGGGAGCCTTCGTTTAATAAAAATAGTGGTTTAATTCAGGTGGCTACTTTAGAAATGAAAGCAACAGAAAGTATTAAAAGAGTATATTCAAAGAACGGATTGTGCCCAACTTTAACCACTATGGGTGGTGGACATAGAGAACCTAAGATTTTAGATAATGGAAGAGTAAGAAAACTTACTCCCAGTGAATGTTGGAAATTAATGGGGTTTACCGATGAAGATTTTAGCAAAGTTAATTTTTTATCAAATACCCAATTATATAAACAAGCTGGAAATAGTATTTGTGTTCCAATGCTTGAAAGTGTTTTAAAAGACTTAATTAAATAAAACTTTGAGAGAAAATCAAAATTTGATTTTCTCTTTTTTTTATGTTATAATTAAGAAAAAGATACAAGAGGAAATAAAATGAAGTTAAGCACTTTACAAAAAGAAATTGTAGAAACAAAATATGACAAAGTAGTCGTATTAGCTGACCCAGCGGTTGGAAAAACCGTTTGTATCACAGAACGAATTAGTTATCTTCTTGAACACGGCGCCGACCCATCAAAAATTGTTATGATTACTTTTACAAATATGGCAGCGGAAGAAATGAGAAGACGAATTGGTGAAAAAGCTAATGGTGTATTTATTGGTACCATTCACTCTTATGCTAATTATCTTTTACTTGGTCATGGAGTAAGTACCGCCGAACTGATTAAAAACGAAAATTTTTCGCAATTTTTCCCTTTAATTAAAGAAAATATAGATTGTGTAAAACCAGTAGATTATTTATTATTAGACGAAGCACAAGACTCAACATTTGAGCAGTTTGAATTTATGCTTGATATGATTAAGCCCAAATCGTTTTTTTTGGTAGGCGATGTAAAACAATCAATTTATGGATTTAATGGGGCATCTCCAGAAACTTTACTTAATATTTCAAAGGCGCCGGATGTAAAAATTTATCATTTAAATGAAAATTATCGAAATCGACCTGCCGTATTAAATTTTGCAAAAGGTATTATTCAAAAAACGGACTTAACAGATACTTCAATTTCTATGAGAAATGATGCGCCAGGTTTGGTTAAACAAGGTAAATTTACTTTACAAGAAATTATTTCAATTTTAAAAAAACAAACAAATTATACAAACTGGTTTTTTCTGTGTCGATTTAACAGACAAATTGAGGAGGTAAGTTGGCTTTTTGAAAAAAACAAAATACCCTATACAACTTTCAAGAAAGCCCAACTAACAAAAGATGAACTCGATGAACGAATGAAAGAAAATTCAATAAAATTGTTGACAATACATACAGCAAAGGGGCTTGAAGCAAATAATGTAATTGTTTATGGCGCGCAATGGAAAAATGATGAAGAAATTAGAATTAACTATGTCGCAGCGACCAGAGCAAAAAATATTTTAATCTGGATGAATAAGGTCAATAAAATAAATAGGTTGGAGAGTTGGGAATAATGAAAATAATCTCTTGGAATGTAAATGGTATAAGAGCAAGAATTAAGCAAGGCTTTAATGGAGCAATTGAACAAATAAATCCAGATATAATTTGTATTCAAGAATTTAGAGCAAGAGAAAATCAGCTTCCTAAAGATTTTTTAACCGATTATCAACATTATCATTCAATTCATGAAAAAGCAGGCTATGCTGGTTCGTCTGTTTTTGTAAAAAAAGAACTCGCACAGCCCACGATGATAAAAAATGATTATGATAATGGTTGTGAAACGGGTCGGGTGTGTATTCTTGAATTTGAAAATCTTTATTTAATTTCTTCTTATAGTCCTAATAGTGGTGGAAAATTAGAAAAATTAGATAGACGAATTGAATGGGAAAACGGATTAACCAAATATATTAGTGGTTTACGAAAACCAGTAATTTTATGTGGAGATTTAAATGTAGCTCCTGAACGGATAGACGCGGGCATTTGGTGCCTAGCAGGTTGTTCTCCAGAAGAACGATTAGCTTTTAAGGATAAGGAAAATTTAGGGATGACCGATGTATTTCGTTGGTTAAATCCAAACAAAACAGAATATACTTGGTTTAGCAACAGAGAAAAAGAAAAGAAAAAAGGATTAAGACTTGATGAATTTTTAATTTCAAATAGTTTAAAAGAGAAAATAAAAGATTTTAAACATATTTACGATACTGATTTAGTTTGTGGGTCGGACCACATACCAATTTTAATGGAGATTAATATTAATGATTAAAACTTATTGTGATTTTTGCGATGAGCTTATTCCTAATGCGGGAATTTCGAACGATTGGTTTTTACCACTTTGGAGAAATAATTCTATTATTCAAGATAAAATTGAATTAAGGTCAGTGGAAATTTGTCTTTGTGATAGATGTGCCGGCAATATAGCGCTTTTAATAGAAAAATATAGAGATACAATGAAAAATGGAATTTGATTTAAGAGAGAAACTTGATTTTCTCTCTTTTTTGTGTTATAATATATTATATAATGAAACAGAAAGGAGATAATTTAAGTGGAATATAATGCCAATTCTATTGAAACATTAAGTTTTAAAGACGCCATTAGAACCAGAGTGGCAATGTATATGGGTAGCGCGGATAATTTAGGTGTACTTCAATGTATTCGAGAAATTATTACTAATTCTATCGATGAAGCTACAATGGGATTTGGAAAAGCCATTTATGTAGAATTATCTGATAAAAATAAAATTACGATTGAAGATAATGGTAGAGGCTGTCCTTTTGGTATAAGAGAAGACGGCACAGAGGCTCTTGAAGCTATTTATTGTTTTCCTCATTCAGGTGGTAAATTCAACGATAAAACATATCAAAATGTTGGAGGCATGAATGGAATTGGGGGCAAAGGAACTGCACTTTCCAGTGATGTATTTGAGGTTTGGAGCACAAGAGAAGGAAAAACAGCTTATTTAAAGTTAGTAAAAGGTGTAAAAAATACTTTTACGATTGTGCCAGCCTTAAACAAAAATTTTACAGGAACAAAAGTTTCTTTTACTCCTTCTCAAGAAGTTTATAACCTTGAAACAATTACAATTAATTTTGAAGATATTAAGAAAATGTGCCGAGACTGGTCTTATCTTTACCCACAAGTTTGTTTTTATTTAAACGATAATACCACCGGAGAAAAAATTGTTTATCAATCAAGAAACGGTTTAGTGGACTTTATGAAAGACACTGGGGCGCGTTCTCTTCATAAAACGCCTCTTCATATTAAGTTAGAAGAGAATGATATTGAAACAGAAATAGTAATGGAATGGACGGATGGACGTTCTGAAAAATCTTACACTTTTACCAATGGCCTTGAAAATCCAGAGGGTGGAACCAGTCTTACTGGTGTTAAAACAGCGCTTACAAACTTTTTTAAGAAAAAAGTAAAAGGTGAGGGTTCACCAGAAATTTTACGAAAAGGACTATTATACGCTGTAAGTTGCAAAGTTCCACATCCATCTTTTGCTAATCAAACCAAAACAAAAGTAAACAATCCTGAACTTCGTGGATTTTGTCAGCGCGCGACAACTCAAATGTTAGAAGATTTTGAACGAAAGCATAACGATGAATTTCAAAAGATTTTAGACTTATTAATGAAAGAAGTCAAAGCAGAGCAGGCAGCAGAACGTGCTCGTAAACAAGTTCTTGAGGCAACAAAAGATATAGAAAAAAATCAAAAGAAAAAAGTATTTGCCTCTGACAAGCTTAAAGACGCCGAGTTTTTAGGTCAAGACTCAACACTTTTATTAGTTGAGGGGCTTTCGGCGGCATCTTCTGTAGCGATGGCAAGAGATGAAAAGCGTTGGGGTATTTTAGCATTAAGAGGCAAGTTAATTAACTCTTTTTCTAATGATGAAGAAAAGTTTTATCAAAATGAAGAAGTAAAGCTTTTATTAAGCGCAATGAATATAATTCCAAACAAATATAATGGAGAAAAATTACGTTATGGTAAAATTGGTATTCTTACTGATGCTGATGCTGACGGTTATGCTATTGGTCTTTTGATTATGTGTGCTTTATACAAGGTGGCACCACAATTTATCGAAGAAGGACGTCTATATTGGATGCGCTCTCCTCTGTATATAGTTAAAAACAAAGGAAAAGAAGAATACTACTATACCGATGAAGAATTTAATCAAGCAAAAAATAAAGTTAAAGGGGAAGTACAAAGAGCAAAAGGGTAAGAGATAGTCTGGCCCTTATATGTTTTTCCCAGTTATCGCTGGGGGTCATTATAAATGGCTAACGAGGTAGTCTGACCGTTCATATTTTTCCAAATCCTTTTTATTAGAGATAGGGATTAGGAAAATTACTTATGAATAGAAGATAATCTCGTGGGAAGAATTAAGATACTGTAAAGCTTCCTATTGGAGATAGGAGGTATTTAAGTGATTGGAATTTATAAGTTTACAAACAAAATTAACAATAAAAGTTATATAGGTCAAAGTGTTAATATTGCGAATAGAGTTTATGACCATTATTATAGAGCTTTTTATAATTATCCAAGTAATAAAGAATATGAAAAAGCTTTTTATAGAGCATTAAGGAAATACGGAAAAGAAAATTTTGATTTCGAAATTTTAGAAGAATGTTCTAAAGAAGAATTAAATACAAGAGAGCAGTATTGGATTCAATATTTTAATTCTTATAATAATGGTTATAATGAAACTATTGGTGGGGACCAAGATATTATACCGCATAGCGGAGAAAAACATCCTAAACATAAATTATTAGAAAGCGAAGTTTTTGATATAAGAGAAAGATATAAAAATCATGAGTTCAAAGATGATGTTTATAATCTATATAAAGACAAAATTGGACAAAGTGGTTTTCATAAAATTTGGAATGGAGAAACTTGGAAAAAAACTCATATGGATGTTTATACAGATGAAAATATCGCTTTCCACACTTTAGTTAGAAATTCACATCCGGGAAAAGGAACTGGAAAAAGATTAACTATTGATGAAATAAAAAATATTAGACTTAGATTGAAAACAGAGACAGAAAATGAAATTTATCAAGATTATAAAGATAAAATTAGTAGCAAACAAATCTTTATCAAAATCTGTCGTTATGAAACTTATAAATTTATTACAGTATAACCTGTATCGACTATCCCCTTTGTAGGGGAGTAGGGCTACTATTGATACGTAGCAATGTTTTAGGAAACGAAGCATTTGAAAACCGAAAAGGCATACACTTTTTTATAAGTGAAGAAATAGTCAGTACCATTAGAAATAATGGAATAATACGTAGGTGCACTTTCTGCCGAACAGGCGCATCGTTCTATGTTTACGAAAGAATTTCAGCGTTTTGAACAATTACTTCCTGACGAACAAACATATGCTTTGCTTTGCGACTTAATGGGAAAAGATAGCCAACCAAAACATGATTTTTTGTTTGAGAATTTAGATTTTTCGGAGATTAGAGAATAATGAATAAATGTATAAATTGTGGAAAAGAAGCAACAGAAATGCACCATGTAGTACCTTTGTCTTTAGGTGGAAAAGACATACCTTCTAATAAAGTTTGTCTTTGTTCTGTTTGTCATTCTTTAATTCATGGATTTGACACAAAGACAAGAGGACTTGAGTGGAAACGATTACAAAAAGAAGGAATTGAAAAAGCAAAAAAAGAAGGGAAATATAAAGGAAAATCACCAATCAAAGTTTCAAAAAAAGATTGGGAAAAATTATATCGATTATGGGAAAAAAATGAAATTACAGCCACTTGTTTTATGAAAGCAATTAATCTTAAACCAAATTCTTTTTATCGAAAAGTAAAACAATATGAGGAGGGTAATTTTTGTTTTTTTAAATAAAAAAAATTTGAAAAAATGATAAAATTAATATATAATATATTTATACGAACGAAAGGAGGAATTAAATGGAATTAACTCCTGTTATAAAAGAAAGCTTTCTTCAGTTTGGTGGCGCTGTACTTCAATCACGTGCGCTACCAGATGCAAGAGACTTAATGAAACCGTCAGCGAGGCAGATTTTTTACTGTCTTTATACTGATAAATTTGTTCATGAAAAGCCTTTTCAAAAAACATTAAAGGCAATTGGCTCTTGTTTCCGTACTTACATTCATGGAGACTCATCAGCAGAGGGTGTAATTATGAGAGCAGGGCAACCATTTGCGATGCGTTATCCACTTATTGAGGTAGAGGGTTCTTATGGTACGCTTCTGGCATCTGGTTCTTGGAGTGCTCCACGTTATACAAGTGCTCGTTTGTCTGCATTAGCTAATTATCTTTTTGCTGATATTCAAAAAGATGTTATTGAAGAATGGCGTGATAATTACGATAATACAGAAAAGTATCCTATGGTTCTTCCCAGCAAGGGCTTTTTTAATCTTGTTAATGGTGGCTATGGAATTGGTGTTGGTGCTTCAAGTTCTGTTCCTCAATATAATTTAAAAGAGCTAAATGAAGCTTTAATTAAATTGCTTTGGAACCCTAATATTGATTTTGATGAAATTTATTGTGCGCCAGACTTTGCTACTGGGGCGACGATTTTAAATGCAGAAGAAGTAAAAGAAAGTCATAAAAATGGAACTGGCGCGGCCTGTAAAATTCGTTCAACTATTACTTTTGATAGTGGCGAACGCTGTTTGATTGTATCTGAAATTCCTTATATGGTTTATACAGAAACCATCTGTAAGCAACTTGAAGATATTATTAATGGAGAGGAAAATCCGGGCATTGAGCGTTTTAATGATTTGACAGGTAAAACTCCTTTAATTAAAATTTATCTAAAGCGTTCAGCCAATCCAGATAAAATTTTAAAATATCTTTATAAAAATACCTCGCTTCAAACCCACTACGGAATAAACTTAACCGTTCTTGAAAATGGACGTTATCCAAAAGTGTATACTTGGAAGCAATTACTTCAAGCTCATTTAAATCATGAAGAAGAAATCTATATTAGGGGTTTTTCTTTTGATTTACATAAAATTAATGATAGATTGCATATTTTAAACGGATTGTTAAAAGCTATTTCTATTATTGATGAAATTATTACTTTAATTAAAAGTGCTTCAGATACAAAAAATGCTTCTTTGGGTTTACAACAAACTTTTGGTTTTACAGAAAAACAAGCCAAAGCCATTCTCGATATTAAGTTATCTCGTTTAGCGCATTTAGAGGTATCTAAGCTTAAAGATGAAAAAAATAAGCTTGAAGTTGAAAAAACTCGAATTGAAGCCATTTTAAACGATGAAAATTTACTTAAGAAAGAAATTGAATACGGACTGCGAGAGGTTATGGAAAAATTTGGGGATGAGCGAAGAACTAAAATTCTAAATTTGTCCATGGAAAATGAAGAGCCTACAGAAATTCGTCAATTAGTATTAAATTTTACTAATTATGGAAATATTTATGTTTCTGAAAGTTCAACTCTCTACACACAAAAAAAAGGCGGAGTTGGAAACAAACTAAAACTGGAAAAAGGCGAATACATTATTTCCAATAAAGTAGGAGACAATACAGATACAGTTTTATTTTTCTCAAATAAAGGAAATTTTTATCACACAAAAATGAGTGAATTTCCAGTAGGAGAAAAGATACATATTTCTACTTTAATTTCTATTCATTCCTATGAAGAAATTTGTGCAACAACCATACTTTTAAAGAACAACAACAAAGAATATATTATTTTCATCACAAAGCAAGGTTTAATTAAAAAAAGTCAGCTTTCCGAATATAATATTAAAAGAAGCGTCGGCGCGCGAGCAATTGAATTAAACGAAAACGATGAAATAGTTTCTGTTTTATTTACTAATGAAGAGCCAATTAGTATTTTAACAGCAGAAGGTAATTTACTATTAACCCAAACAAAAGATATTCGTTCAATTGGAAGAATTTCTAAAGGAATTAAAGGAATAAAGTTAAACGAAACTGATAAAGTTATAAGTGCAAGAATTATTCCCCCCAATCCACAAGAAATTGTATCTATTACCAAAAATGGACTATCAAAGAGAACCTCTTTTAATGAACTTTCTTATACTGGTAAGAATACCAAAGGGAAAAAAGTTCAAAAAATTATAGGGGGAGACTTAATGTCTGACTTTTTAGTATTAAACAATGAAAAAGATATTCTTGTTGTATCTTCTTCTGCTCAACTAAAAATTGCGGTAAATGAAATCTCAATTTCATCACGTGGCGCGCAAGGTAGTAAAACGATAAAACTTAAAGATAACGATAGAGTAATTTCTCTTCAAAAAATTTAATAAAAAATTATCACCTTAAATTTTGACTTTTTACAAAATTTAAAGTATAATATATATAGAAAGTTAAGGGAGCAAGAAAGTCGCTATTTCTTGAGTAATAATACTTCTACTATTAATCTTTTCTTTCTACTCTTTCTTGTAGGAGAAGAAAAATAAAATTAGAAATAAACAATAAAAATTTGATTTTATTTTAAAAATCAGTTATAATATGTACATAATAAGAAATAAGTTCTTATTAAAAATAAAAAATAATAAAAAACAGTAAAGTAAAAAAGGAGATTATTAATTATGAAGCTAACAGATAAGTCTAATGAGGTTTTTGAGTACGTAAAGGGCAATGGTGGTCGTGTAAGCGTAGAGGAGATTTGTGCTGCTACAGGTCGTGCATCTCGTTCTATTAACGCTAATGTAAATGACCTTGTTAAAAAGGGTCTTGCTGAGAGAGATAAGGTAGAGGTAGAGGGCGCAGAGAAGCCTGTTACCTACGTACAGCTTACTGATGCTGGTAAGACTTTTGTTCCCTCTGAGGATGAAGAGTAATTAAACATTTGATATAATTTTGATAGACCTGCTTTCAGGTCTATCATTTTTAAAAATAAAACTTAAATATGGATAAACAAAAATATAGATATTAAAGTTTAAAAACAAGTTAAAAATTAAGAGGAGAATTAATATGTTAAAAGTAGCAGAAAATAAAGTCCGTATTGAAGGTATTTTATCTGAAGTTGACCTCGATTATGGTTCTTTTCAGAAAGATGGTAAGACTGTCGAGTGTATTCGTGGTTCTATTAAGGTTCTTGTAAATCAGAATATTAATGGTGTACCTACAAATAATGAAATTCCAGTTCATATGTTTGCAAGTAAGTTTACTAATAAAGGAACCGCTAACCCAGCTTATGAGTCAATTGAAAAAGTAAAGAATGAGTTTACTTCTATCGTCGCGGCAGGTGGCGAAGCTAATGCAGATAGAGTTCGTATTACTTCCGCGCAAATTTCTATGAACGAGTATTTTAATGGCGACAAGAGGCTTATTTCTTTCCCCAGAATTACAGCATCTTTCGTTTCTCGTATTAAAAAGGATGAGTGCAAGCCAGAAGCGACTTTTACGATTGAAATGGTAGTAGCTAATCAGGGATATAAGACCGACGCCGAGGGTAATGAAGTTGAGCCTAAGGTTTATCAGATTAAGGGTATTGTACCCAAGTATGGTAATAAGGTTGATGTTATTGATTTTGTTTGTGCCAATGAAAAGGTTATTAATGCAGTATCAACCTATTGGGGAGATAATGACACTGTTAAGGCGAGTGGTCGCCTAAACTTCTCTTCAACTACTGAAACTATTGTTGAAGAAGTAGATTTTGGCGAACCAATGGAAAGACAGAGAACTATTTCTCTAAATGAACTTGTTATCACTGGTGGTTCCAGCACTCCACTTGAGGGAGATTTTGCTTTTGATATTAGTGAAATTCAGTCTGCACTTGCAGAAAGAAAGCAGAGGCTTGAGGCTCAGAAAGAAAAGGATGTAGAAAGAGCAAGACAAAGAAAGGCGCCAGCACCTGCTGACACAGTTTCAAATGGTTCGCTTGACCTCGGATTTTAATCAGGAGGTTAAGTTAGATGGCTATTGATTTACTAAGTATTCAACCTAATGTAATCTCAAGAGATTTACGTTCAAAATATGTTTTATTATCGGGTGCTCCTAAAATCGGTAAGACAGAATTTTGTACACAAGCACCCGATGCTCTGGTTTTAGCATTTGAAATCGGCACAAATGCTCGGCCTGGCGCGATGGTACAGCCAGTAACCAAATGGTCTGAATAAAATTGGACTCCTTTAAAGAAATTTAAAGGTAATAAACGAAGTAAAAAACTGGAAAGCTGAGATGCTAATCAGAACGGAAGTCTTGGTTTAAAAGCCTTGACACGTGCAACGCATAGAGTAAATAAACTTTTGAATTTTAGGAGGTTCAGTAAGATGCCTAAATTAGTTTTATCAGATGAAGAATTAAACAATATTTTGGTTGATTATAATAATGGAATATCTATGAATGATATAGGAAAAAAATATCATCATAATCACAATACCATTAAAAGATATTTTTTAGAACACAATATTCCAGTCAGAAATAGACAAGAATCTTTATTGGTATCTAAGAAAAAGAAAGAAAGCGACATTAAAAAAAGAATTTATTCTGTTAATGATGACTTTTTTTCGGAGCAAAATTCTGATATGGCTTACATGTTAGGGTTTTTAATGGCAGATGGAAATGTTGGGAAAAAGAGTAATAGAATACAAATTGCTCTTTCTATAATTGATAAAGATTTTCTTGTTAAAGTATATGAAAAAATTGGTGGTTCTCCTGTTGTCGAATATGTTTCTAATGGAAAACCAACGGTTCGCTGGCAATGCATAAGTTCAAAAATAAAACAAACTCTTATTGAATATGATGTTATACCTAACAAAACTGGTTTTGCAAAAATTCCTAAAAAATTAAACAAGCAATA